AAGAGTGGTATATTCTGCGCATTTAATAATGATTTAGTTGAAGTTGATTACTTTAATGGTAAGATAGATTTAATAGGAAATTCAATAGCTGGTAAAAATACAAGTAGTATTGAATTCCTTTCTTATAAAGAAAAAATCTCAGAAGAAGTTAAATTTGATAAAACTTTACTTGATACAGTTGGTAACGTTACCTCTTTAGGAACAGGAACTTATAGTTTGATTAGTAGAACGGCTTTAAATTCAGAAGGATATGTTCATAATCTTACTGTATCTTCTACACACAGTGGATCAACAGTAACAGTATCATATATATCTGATAATGCATATGCAATAATTGGTGACCAAAAGTTAAATCTGTCAAATCAAACATTTACTATAAATGCTAATGATTATCCAATTAGTTCAACATCAGCAACTTATTCATCAGCTTTCGTAATCGATTCAATTGGTGATGTTAAAGTTATAAATAGTTCAAACAGTAATCTTCCAACAGTATCAACAAGTGATATCGTTTTAGGATATGTTTCATTTCAAACATTAACTACAGGATCTACAACATCTACAACATCTATTACCAACTTAACACGAACTGATGTAACAGTTGATACAAGTGGTTTTGTAGAATTAGATAGTATCCTTAATATAACCGAATCAAATGGTGTTGTTAAAATTGAGTTTGCTGGAACAAATGTAATTCCAAGTGTTAAAGATTATGAGGTTTATAGAAGATTCAAAATGTTTAACAGACTTGTTAGTTTAATAGATAGTTCTAACAAAGATAAAATGACTATGTTACTAAACTCATCATTTGATAAAGTTAGTTTGTCAGGTATGACTATAAGTGATATAGAAACATCTACAACATCTTTAAAATCATTCAAATTAAATACTGGATTAACATCAGCAGAATTAACAGCTGTTAAAGAGGGATTATTAGTTTTTTATACAGTCGATAATGAATTTATATTAGGAAGTGATAAGTTAACTACTAAGGTTGAAGTTTTATCAGCAACACACGGTGTAGTTGGAGAATATTCTAAATTTTACAAAGATTTCTATGACGGAATCATAAACACAGGAGATTTCTTTTATAAGAATAAAGCTGGTAATTCTCCATATGATGTTACTTTCTTACCTGGTGAGACATTAACTTCAATATCTGGATTACCAACAGGATTAACTTCATCATCACCAAATTTTGTAAGTGGTAATGATTACATAGTATTTGATAGTGATCCAACACTTCTTACAACTGGTGATGTTATATCAATAAGAGGATCAATTCTAAATACAGGAACATTTACAATATTAGGTAAATCAACTATAAATGGTAAATATGCTTTTCTAGTAAATGAAAATACTGTTTATGAAAATAGTACTATAACACCAGCATTGGCTACGGTTAACGTAATAAATTCTATAGATGAAAAGATATACTTAAATATGTCAGTTGATACTACTAATAAATTATCAGTTGAATTTAAAGATAGTAACTTAACTTCATCAACTCCAATAACAGTAGCTAACTTTGATACATTCTATGTACAATCAGCTAACTCTAACTATAAACAAACATTAGAGATTGAGTTACCAGATGGATACACTGAAATTCCTAACAAAGTATTAGTTAATGGTGCTAGATACACAGAAGTTAGAGTTGGTGATTTCCTTGATGCTTATTACGATTCAAGTTTATTAGTAGCTGGTGAAGTTCCTAGAAAACTTACAAGAATAATCACAAAGAAACAATATTTATCTACTGATTATGTTGAGATTGTTTGTGATTCTAGAATATCAAAATCATTTAGTGGAACTGCTTATCAAACAACTAGATATAAATCAGTTGATACTTATGCAAGTACTTATAAAGCTATATCTCTTAAAGGATTTAGAGTTAGAACATCTTGTTTACCTGATGGTACTGAAACAAAACAAAATGAGATACTTAACTTAGTTTCAAAAGGAACACCAATGTTCAAATCTTTAGTTAATAAAGAGTCATTTGAATTTAGATATTTAGTTGATTCTTTTGGACTTGGATTAACATCTAGATCAAAACAACAATTAGTTGATATATGTGGAGAAAGATTAGATGCATTTGGTTTCTTAAATATGCCTTCTATGAAATCATTTAAGAACTCATCTTCACCATCATTTGTTAATAAAGAAGGTGTTTTACAACTAGAATTTGTTTCAAAAGGAGCAGATCCTGAAAGTGGACCATCTTTTCTTTACTCATTTGGTGATGGAGAAGGATCAACTTGTGTTGGTTATTTCACACCATATCTAACAGTTAATGATAATGGAAGACCATTAGAAATGCCTCCATCATCACACGCTGCTACAACTTACATGAGAAAACACAATTCTGGTTTAGGTGGAATAACACCTTGGACAATTGCTGCTGGTGTTACAAATGGTAGAATTACAAACATATCTGGATTAGAGATGGACTTCACTCCAAATGATATAGAATGGATGAATGGAGCTCAAATGAACCCAATTGTATTCAAAAGAAATAGAGGTAATATAATCGAAACTGAGAATACTTCTCAAACTCTTTATAAATCAGCTCTTTCATTTATACATGTTAGAGAAGTTTTAATAGAACTTGAAAAAGAACTATCAAGAATGTTACTAGATTTCCAATGGAAAGCTAATACATCTGATATCAGAGCTGAAATTAAACTTAGAGCTGATGTTATATGTGAAACATATGTAAATAAAAATGGTTTATATAACTACTTCAATAAGATGGATGATGAAAATAATACATCTGAAATAATTGATAATCAAATTGGTGTATTAGACACTTATGTTGAACCAATTAAGGGTATGGGTATAATTGTTAACAATGTAACAATACTTAGAACAGGAGCAATTTCTGCTGGTGGTTTTCAATAAGACTATAAAATTAATTAAAAAAACCTCAGAATTTAATTCTGAGGTTTTTTTATTAAACATAATTAGGAGTTTTAGATATATACATAAAACACATATGTTATGAACTTAGATATATTTAAAATAAATGATCCATCTGGTAAGATGTCAAAGGAATCTTATGTTTCAAAGAACTTTAAAGAGGAGTATGATTATATTATAAAGAATATCGATATTGAAATACCATTTAAAGAGAAAGTTTATCTAATAGTAAATAATAGAATAAAACCAACCTGTAAAAATATAAACTGTGATAATATAGTTAAGTTTAAGAATTCCACAATTGGATATTTAGAATACTGTAGTAATAAGTGTATAGGATCAGATCCTAATATAATTGAATTAAAAAAGAATAAATCTATAGAAAAGTTTGGAACAAAAACACCATCCGAATCAATCTTAATAAAAGATAAGATCAAGAAAACAAACCAATCTAAATATGGTGGAAATTCACCAATGTCTTCTGATGAAATTAAAGATAAATCCAAGAAAACACTATTTAAGAATTGGGGAGTTGAAAATCCATCAATGTCAGTTGATATACAGAATAAGAGAATAGAGTCATTTAAAAAGAGTGATTATAAAGAAAGTTATAAGAAGACATCAATAGAGAGATATGGATCAGAACATCCTTGGATGAATAATGATATTCATCAAAAAACAATAGATTCCTTTTATAAAAGTTACAAAGAAAGAATAAATGATAATATTGATAAAGATAAGTTTGAATTTATTGAATTTTATAAAGGAGATAAAACAAACTTAACATTTAGATGTTTAAAATGTAATGAATTATTTAATATATTAACATACCAATTCTACTATAGAATAAAGAATAAAAATAGTATATGCACCAATTGTTATCCTATATCAGAAAACTCATCAATTGATCAAGTAGAGTTATTAAACCTAATAAAAGAAAATTATAAAGGTGTTATAGAATCAAATATTAAAAATATAATATATCCATATGAGATAGATGTTTATTTACCTGATCTAAAGATTGGATTTGAGTTTAATGGAGTTTTTTGGCATTCTAATAAATTTAAAGATGATAAATATCACCTAAATAAATATAACAGGTCTATTGATAATAATATTAAAATATTTACAATATGGGAAGATGATTGGACTCTAAAAAGAGAAATATGTGAATCATTTATTTTAAATAAGATTGGTGTTTGTAATAAGATAATGGGTAGAAAGACATCTATAAAAGAAATAGATTATAATACATCCAGAGAGTTTCTAAATGAAAGTCATTTACAAGGAGATTGTAAGTCATCAAAGAGAATAGGATTATATCATAATGATGAACTAGTGACTCTAATGACCTTTTCAAAGTTGAGATTACCTCTACATAGTAAAAATAATGATAAAGATACCTGGGAGTTAACTAGATTCTGTAATAAGAGAAATACATCTGTTATTGGAGGAGCATCTAAGTTATTAAAATATTTTAAAGATAATTATAACCCGATTGAGATACAAACATATTCAGATAACTTAATATCAGACGGTGGTTTATACCAAAGATTAGGATTTGAATATAAGTGGACATCAAAACCAGGATATTGGTATGTTGTAAATAGTATAAGAAGTCACCGATTTAATTGGAGAAAATCAAAATTGATAAAAGAGGGACACGATCCAAAAAAAACCGGAGATGAGATAATGTCAGAATTGGGATATTGGAAGATCTACAATGCTGGTAATAAAAAGTGGATATGGAAAAATATTTAATTTACCAATTTCTATTAGTGATGTTTTAATTAAACATAATTAGTATTTTTAGATATATATAAAAAAAATATGTTATGAGCTTAGATATTAAAATAATTGATACATCTGGTAAGAAATCAAAGGAAATGATTGAAGAAGAAAGACTTAAAGATATAGAAGATGGTAGGAAACAATATAAAGAACTAACAAAAATGATGATAGATTTTGGATGTGATCCTTTATCTGATGAAGAATCTTATAATTAAACTTTTATAATATTATTTCATATAAGGGGAAGGTTATAGTAATATATAACTAAAAAATAATATTATATTATGTCAGATAAAAATGAAATGAGTGAAGA